TCTTTTTCACTTAACACATAAAGTTGATTTCTAATTGAGCGTAGTATTTGATATGTAGAATATATTTGATTTGGGTTAGCTTTAGTTTGTACTACCAATCCGTTACCCTTGTGTAATTTAGCAAAATCTAGGGCAATATCTTGAGAAATAGACCATGAAGTAACCGGATTAAGTGTTACTAATAAATCTTCTCCCACTTTAATGTTAGACTGAATTGTAGAAACCATTCCCCGCTTAAGTGTGATTGCTTTTATTTTTTGCGCACGCAAAACTTCAGCGGTAAATAATTTTTCTAATAATAAAGTTTCATTTGTACTTTTAGAGTATTTAAAATACTTCCGTCGTGCAATTTTGTACTTTCTAAAGCAGTTTTGCTTCATAGTGCGTAATTCGTTAGCGAACGCTTGTCTATTATTAAAAGCATTGGCCATAGTGCGTTTTATATCTATAGCCCCCACCGACCAACAATTGTCAAGCCAATCATGTAAAGCAACGTTACTTATTCTTATATCGAAACCGACCTTTTTATAAAAATCTGTACGTGCTGTTTGTATAAATGCTCTAAATTGGGCGCTATCTTTTGAACCTTCAAAAATAGCTAACTGTTTTCTCAATGCTTCAAGCGCTACTTTTACCTTAGTTTGAGCTAACAGTTGTTTCTCAGTTAGGTACGTTCCCTTCTGCATTAATATTCTCAAAGCGGGTTCAGATTTTGGTAGTTCCATAGATAGTTTTAAAATATGCTTTTGCATAAATTCATACTTCTTAAGACATATTTTTTTTACTGCATTCGGGTCTAATATGGAAAATGCAAATGTTTCAGCAAAATCCTCACCTGTAGTTCCTTTTGCACAATTTGTGATGTATTTACCTGCCTTAGAGATGGCATTCCACTGTGGTAATTGTGTAATGTTATCTACAGAATGCCCCATCTCATGCATAAAAGTTTTTGTTAACTGTTTGCGTATGCCTAAATCCGTAATAGTAATTGTATTTATACCTGTTTCTGAATTGCAACCCCAGTTAGCTAAAATACTCTTTGCTTTATCTATTTTGAGGGCGTATTTTAAACGGGTTGGGGGTAAGGGTATTTTAGTAGCATTTTTAAAAGTAAGTGCTGCGCTCTTAATTGTATGTAATGCATATACCTGATTAAGAGTATCTACTTCAAAACTTCTATCCAAGTTGATATTTAATTTTAGCAATTGCTTCTTTAACTTATTTCTATATGTACTATAACCCTGAGTATTATTCAAACCGTATTTTTTTAAGTGTCGTTCAAATCGTGCCATATCAACAATTGTTGGAACAATTCCAAAAGGTCTACGCATAGAAAAAATATTAGTTACTTTATCTAAATCATCAACTTCAAATCTTCGTTGTATTTCTTCTTCGTTATCGCCTACATATTTATGAATGGTCCAAGTACATCTACACATAGCATGAAAGGGTATCCTTGTTCTAGCTACTTCTAAACTATAAATTTGTCTATCCTGTACTTCACAAATTGGGCAAACTCTATTATCTCCTGCTGTTAATACTTCTACATTTTTCACTACCTTACTTCGTTCATAAGCATCTATTCTACCCATATTTGTAGCTTTACTCGTTTCGGTTCTGGCAATAATTTTAGCATAGTGTGAACTTTTGATATCATATTCATATGCTTTTCTAATTATTTTTCCCGTCGTGGGATGAACCTTTGCCTGTACTTTAACGTGTTTAGGTGTATCTTGAATTTCTCTTAACCGTCTCGCAATCTTATTAGTGCTCTCACCTTCCCGCATTCCATCTACAATAGCAGTGCGCATATCTAATTGTAAAGATGTACTTATAGATTGCAATAATGAAGAAGAATTTAATCGCGGCACTATATGTGAATCCATATACATCCAATTAGAATTTGGCTTAATTCCTATATCCTGCATTGACTTCTCAAATCCTTTTCCATATGACAATGATATAGGTATTACCATTTTATTCTCAAATCCTTGTTTCACCTTACCAAGTTTTTCAGCGATTTCTCTATTCCACTTAGTAAATTGATTCCAAGAATATGCTTTAATTAAATCAAATGATTTTATTTCGGGGGTTATAGGTGGGTTTTCTACCTGTAGAATTTCTTTTTTTGTTGCCAGGAGATCTATCCCGGTTGCTATACTCTCCCTAATAAAAGATCTGACTAGTTTAGCTACTTCACCTTCTTCTTTATCAGTATTAATTAAAGCTTTTTTATTTCTACTAACTATTTTTTCAAAAGGTGTATAATATTTATCATAATCTATAGAGTCTTCTAATTCTTCTAATAAGTTAAGCAGTGTAAATAGATTATTTTGATTCAGTTTTGCCATTTATATTTTTCCTATATTAAATCTAAAACTTCAAGAATTGAAATTATATCTCGTTTACCTTTTATTAACCTCTTTTCAAATAAACCTGTTTGTCTTTTTCCTATTAGCTCTATTTTTTCGTCATAGTTCTTATTAGTAAGGTTTGAAAAAGCTATTTTTTTAATTCCACGTACGTTTAAAGTTGATAAATACTTGTGTTGCTTTTTTCCAAATAAATCAAGTGTATTAAATCTACTAATATTTTTTTTACCGTTTATTTTAAATGGTATAGTAAAAGGCGTTTTTAATTTTCCGCTTAAACTATATTTAATAATTGTAGATTTACTTTTTCTTCCTTTTAAGGAAAAAGAGTAGTCTACGTCTATTGTTTTTATTCCATATACGGTATAAAATAAATTAAATGGTATTGCTCTTTTACCATAAACTTTAAATGTTTGTGAAAAACTTTTTCGCGGGCCATAACCCCACTCAATTACTTCCCTGATAAAGGGTGTTTTATCTAAAATACCTCGTGTCACTAAACCAACAACTTTTTTAAAAGCGGCTAATCCCCGAGTAACTAAATTACGGCCTCTTGGTTTCACTATACTACTTTCTTTACTTTATAACTGCTCATATTGTTATCAACAGTATACGTAGAAACCACATTGTAAACGGCTATTGGATTAGTATCGTTCTCACAATCCAATGAAGACGGGTACGTCTTAAGTGTACAAGATGTCATATTATTAGCCTCATCGTAAATCGGTTCTAATATTCTGTAATTTTCTTGAGTTAGTCCTAATATACGTCTAATTAAAGCAGTTTGTTGACTAGAAGATCCTTCATCTACCACAAGAATAGTCTCTTGAGCATCTTCATATCCAAGGGGGGTGTTGTATATTATCCGATATTGGCCTAAAATATCGAACAATTTACTTGCTTGATATACCCCGTTTCCTTTTTCAATCAAGGGTCCGGTAATTATTAGCAAATTATTCTCACTTCTATAGAGAGAATAATCAATATTTAACCCGGTTACTGGCTCACCCTCGTTATCGGTTACAAATATATCAAAATAATAGGTTGTATTTACAGTTACTTCTGTCATTATATTTAATCACCTATATTATCTTTACTACATTTTTAGATTGCGCTATATCAGAAGGGGTAATACAATCAGGGTCAATATTCTTAGAAAATGTTAAATTTACTTCGTGAAATGCTTCCGCTATTAACTCGGAACAAATGAATCTCTTCTGTACATCAATAGGTTCTATCTTTCTAGAAATGTTAAAAATTAGAAATAAAGCCAAACTTATAAATTGTGTAACATCGTACTTTAATCCAATTTTACTTATTAAATACTGCCGTATTACCTGAAATTTTAAATGCGTTAATCCTTTTACGCTATATAAACTATATTCTAAAATACCCTGATTTTTTTTCTCTTGATATTCAATAAATTTCGTTCTGACTATACCTCCAAAATTTGCTTCGACAATTTCATTAGAATTTACGAAGAAGCCTACATGATTAAACTTACTATGAGTTATTTTTTTAATTAAATAAGGTATTATTCCTTTATGACTTACTAGTATTATATACCCTTCTCTCATTATAGTATTACTGTCCTTGCCCTATATAATTCTAAACTCACATACCCATTGCTACTGTTATCTGTATCTGGAACAAATATGTCTATACGAAATTTATAGTTGGGTGGTACTTTACCACTACATACTTCAGTGTTTAATTCATCGCCCATAGCGCAGGTACCTTGAAAACGCTGTTTATTAACGTATCGAGATATTACGATATCTTCTGCAGCCAGTTTTAAAGTGTGTGTGTTATCGTAGTAATATTGCCCGATAGGGCATACTACTTGAAAATTTATATAACTTCCCTTAATTGCATTATGAAAATAAGTGGTCCCTTCCTTTATATAAATCTCATCTATGAAATTGAATTCTATTCTTTTTTGTTTGTAACCTGCCGGTGGGTTATTATAAATATCGGCATTGTTAGAAAAATCCCATTCTATTTCTTTCCCCCCACCTATCTTTCCAGCAATATCGCCTGCCCCAGTAAACCAAGTGGTAGTTCCTATAGGTCTTGATTCTGCTCTAACCATAGTTTTACCATCATCACTGATGGGGCTAATCGATGTATTGATTATAGTTTTATAATTAGTCTCAAAATCGATTTGGTCTGCATTAGCCGGGGTTGATTTATATATCTCGACTTCGTATTCATCGTGACCTTCTTGGGCCCATATTACGTATTTAACAGCACTCTCAATAAATTGCAGTACTAATTTCTTTGATTCTGCCATCGTCTTAAGTGAATCCCATTCTAAATAAATCTGCATTACGCCACCTTCACTTTATACCTCAGTAATACTGCTCTTACCTTTCGTACACTGTTGCTCAAATTTTTAACTTTTATTTTGACGCCTGTTAAAAAATCTACCGGTGTTGGATATTTTTCTACAAATGTTGAATTACCTTTTGTATAAATAAAATCTACAGTGTTTCGCAACTTGTGCTTATCACTTAGTTCTTCTATAGAGATTCGATACACTTCGACACCATCCACTTCTAAAATAACTGCCCACTCTTTACGTTCTAAAGATATGGATATAAAATCAAACTGACCGTTCTCTGAAATATCGATTATAGTCTTTTCAACATTGATACCAACTTCATTGTCAATAATATTTTGATATAGCCTCGGACTGAATCTCGGGATATCTGCTGATATATTACCTACTATGTTTATATTATGTGTAATTAACTGATTTGCTTCTGATAAATAATTAACTTCAAAATCAATTTGTTCGCTATTTTTAGGTATCTCTACAGCTATATATGTACAATACTCTATACCATTCTCACAGGCGAAAATACGATAACGATTATTAGCCTCCAAATATTGGTAATTTAATTCTTTATCAAGAATACATCTTTGTTTAAATTCAGGCCAAGTTAATTCTATCTTCATAACGTTAACTCCCGGCAATGATAGACCAATGTTCTAGAACAATTTGCAATCCCAGTTACTCTTTTAGCTTGGATTGTTAAAGTAGTATTATGATTCATATCACAAACTGCGTTATAATAAATATCTTTGCCACTATTTTGCAATACAAAATTGCCCTTTAATTGCATGGCTAAATCAGCATTGTGAAATGTAAAATTGCTTAATTCGGAACAATTTACATCAAAACATTCAATGTTATCCACAAGTACTCTTATTTGCCACCCCGTATTGGAAAAATCTAATTCAAAAGAATTTAAATACCCGGCTCCATTATAATTAAAGATAGTGCTATACGATGTTGTTAATATCTGTGGTGTAAGATTAATAGATAATTTAGGCATCGTATAGAGCATCAATAATAACCCTCCCATCTGCTGAATAATCGCCTAGAACCTCCGGAAAGTCGCTGCCTTCTCATTCTAATAGCCCTGATTCCATTCCCGACATATGCAGTATTTAAATCATGTTGATTAGAGACACCGTTACAAAAAATTACATCTATAATTGTCATCCCGGTGGTGTCCCCGTTAGGATCATACCAAAGTTCAATTACACTACCATCTTTTGCTTGTTCTCCACCGCCATTTAATCTCTGTAAAACTAAAGTTTCACCATTTGGAATAACGTACACGTTATCATCTCTTCCAATTACATTACCATATTCGGTTTTGATAACTGCGGTCATTCCTGAAGGGGGTGTCGGTGGTTCTTGCGAAACCTTCAATCTCCCATTTGCAGTTATATTAGCGATATGTCCTGCAGTATCAGTTAATAAAAATAATTGCCCCTCTATTGTACTATTATTCCCTACCCAGTAATAAGCACTCGCCCCGTTCTCAGATGCGGTTATAGAAGTTACCCTTATACGCCATCTACCGACAACATTGGGGGTAAAAGCCGCTTTATAAAGACCATTATCTATTTCCACCATGGTAATAGGTGTTTGATCATTACCTGAAGGATTTGTAGCAATTAATACCAAATCACTCAAACCAATTTTAGCACCTACTGCCCCATATACTACATCTATAGCCGTATTTATTTTATAAATTTGAGCCATTATTGAAAAATTCTTCCCCTTATTAGTATTTGTCTTAACAACCAGTTACCGTTGCTACCATCCTTAAATCGCAATTGGCCTTCAACTACATCTATTAATTGATTGTCTGAACCTTCAAAAGAAATTCCCTTTGTGGCTACATAGTCTTGCGTTGGATTTACTTCTGTAGGTATTTGATCAAACTCGTCTTCTTCCAACTTTAAAGGTCTGACTTTATCAACCATTGTTATACTCCATATCTATTATATATAAGGGCAGTAAAACTGCCCCTATTTTATTACTTATTCTAAGACCTACGCCCTACAAATTGAATGTTAATATCTAAATCAGTAGCATTTTTTGCAAAGCCTACTTGAATAACTCTATTACCTACCCCTGTAGGTGGGCTTGATACTACAGCTCCGGCCGTTGAACCACTTAAATAATACCTGTCCCCAGCAGTTGCTGAAGTAATAACGTTGGTTATTACGCCCTTTTCTCGAATTGTAACAGACTCAGTATCTAATACGGTGGAAACTGCAAATCCCATAACTCCTGAAGAACTTGCGGCATCGGCTTTTGCTTTACTAACACTATCATTAGCAAAAATATATACTGCATTACCAGCAGTTAAATCTTCATCTGCGGTATATGGTACATCTACCGATTCAGCACCGGCACCAGAACCCCCAATCGCACGCCATACGCTGCTAACTGCATCATAAACGTATAGAGTATCGCCATCCCAATAAGAGTCCCCTGCTGTTGGAGAAGCACTAACTGCATTTGGAAATGTAAATTCTCCTGAAGCACAATTTAACTCGCCGCCCGTGCCTAAAGC